ACGGTCACTATGCCCCAGAGGCAGTGACTCACAGGCCAAGTGACGGTCACTATGCCCCAGAGGCAGTGACTCACAGGCCAGGTGACGGTCACTATGCCCCAGAGGCAGTGACTCACAGGCATTCTGACGCTGAGACACTCTGCGTTCCTACAGGGATCCAGGACGGGATCTGCTCCCGGGTACCCCCTGTTCCAGATCCCCAGGGTTCCGTAGATCCCCTGTCTTCCCAGATTCCTGAAAAACCCCCAAAGAAAAACCTCTCTCTTCGAGAGAGTCAAAAAGAAGGGCCCCCAACCAGCCCAGAGCCGCGCCTCGCAACGCCCCGCATCGTGAAACGGCCGATGCCCACGACCCTGGCGGACCAGGAACGCCTCAAAGCGAGCATTTTCATTCCGACGTTCCACGCCTGGATCGCCCGCAAGCAGCTCACGCATTTGGATCTCGAGGCGCAATGGGACGCGTTTGTCAGTAAAGCCCTCGCCAATGGCTATCGCTACGCCAGCTGGTACAATGCGTTCCAGAACTGGCTGACCTCGCCCTATCAACACGTGGGACCCGTCAGCGGGGTCTCTCCGCCCATCGATCACGCCAAAGTCGCCGCGTTCGAGGCTCTGCTTGCACGGATACACGAGGAATCACCATGACGCATGACGAACTGACGGCCTTCCTCCAGATCTTATGTGGCCCGGCCAGCACGGGCCACGACGAAGGATTTTATCCCCAGATCGCCACCAAACCCCGGGTGTTGAAGCTGTGGCAACAGACCATACAGGCCTACCCCTTCGACCGCGCCTGTAAGGCCCTGACAGCGGCCTACAAAGCCGATCCACGCCATGAACCCGCCGTTGATGCCGTGGTGGACACGCTGAGAAGTCAGGCGCCACCCGTCTTCCATCCTCCCGCCTGGCATCCGCAGCTGCACGGCAGCCTGCAGGACGTGATGGCGGCGGCCCGCCCGATGCATGACGATCTCGACCTCGCCCGGTGTTGTCAATACCTGATCGAGCACGATCTCATGGTGACAGGCCAGGAAGCCGCCTGCATCGCGGCGTGTCAGCGGTTTGCCCAGCAGTACCCAGCGGATGCCGCCCACTGGCAGGCCGAAATCGCCCGCAAACAGGCCGAGGTGGACGCACGGGGCCCGACCCCGCCCCGGCCCGTGCCCCCGCCCCAGGTCGGCTCGTTCACCCACGTCAGCGCGCCGCGCCCGCGGAGGCCCCGCGATGCCCAGGACTAGCCCTCTGCCCACCGGCGAGACCCTCCACCACGAAGCCGCGCCTGGCCGCCGCTACGTGCTGCCCGGCGCCTCACTCACCGATTTTGGCGTGTGGGAGTACGTTCCCTGCACGCCCGAGCAAGCCCGCGCCTGGCTGCTGCAGGCGCCGTACGTCTCCTGCCTGGGCGATCACGAGATGGCGCTGGCGCTGACGCGGCTGGTCGATGTCGACGTGCCGAAAGGCCGCTGGCGGGTGGTGCGGCTGCAGCCGGAGGACGACGCGCTGGTCTACGTGCTGGCGCGGGGGGAACTGGGATGGCTGAAACGGTTGGCATGAGCGTGCAGGATAAGGACGACAGTATGCCTACGGGGCACGATAACCCCGACACTATGCCTGGAAGGCCTCTGCCTGGAAGGTCCCGGCCGGCACCGCTCTCGAAGCTCCGCCCCTATGGGCGGGTGGTGCGCTGCTTGCCGGGGCTGTGCGAGCCGTACGGGGTGACGCCGCCGGGCGAGACGGAGCGGTGCCGGCATTGTGAGACCCTGTTGCCGCGGGAGGACGAGACCCATGCCCGATAGTACCCTGACCACCACCACCCCGGACGGCCGCGACACGACCCGCCCCGTGCCGCCGTCCTGGGCCAGCGTGGCGCCGCTGCTGCAGCGCTGGCAGATCGCGCTGGTGCCGTATCTCGATGGGACGTGGGATGTCCGGGTCTTCGGCAGCCAGCACCGGGCGGCAGAGGTCGTCGCCGCCGTGCGCTTTGCCGACCTGCCGCAGGCCATTTGGGAGGTTTCCCAACGCTGCGAGGCGCAGGCCGCGGAGCCGGCCGCGGGGGAGGAGGGGGGATGAGCCCTGTGCTCGCCCCACCGCTCGCCTGGTTCGGCGGCAAAGCCCATGCCGTCCAGTGGTATCTCCCCCATCTGCCGCCGCATCACACCTACGTCGAGGTCTTTGGCGGCATGGCGGCCGTCTTATTCGCCAAGGCCCCCGCGCCGGTCGAGGTGTACAACGATATCGATCAGGGCCTGGTGACGTTTTTCCGGGTGCTGCGCGATCCGGCCCAGTGTGCGCAGCTCGAAGCCCGCCTGGCCCTGACCCCGTATAGCCGCGCCGAATTTCGCTGGAGTCAGGCCACCTGGCAGACGGTGGACGATCCCGTGGAACGCGCGGCGCGGTGGGTGGTGCAGCTCCGCCAGGGCTTCAGCGCCACGCCGGATGGCCACAGCGGCTGGAGCTTTTGTGTCACGGAAACGGCGCGGGGCATGGCCAAAGCCGTGGCGAGATGGCAGCGTACCCTCGACGCCTTGCTGCCGTGTGGCGCGCGGCTCCTGCAGGTCCAGATCGAGTGTGCCGATTGGCGCCAGATCCTGGCCACCTACGATACCCCCCAGACGCTGTTTTTCTGTGATCCGCCCTATCTCCCGGCCACCCGGACGGCCCGCGGCTATGCCCACGAGCTGACGGCCGACGCGCACCGCGACCTGCTCGCCGCGCTCCAGCAGGTGCAGGGGATGGTGCTGCTCTGTGGCTATCCCCATCCCACGTATGCCGTCCTGGAGCAGGCGGGGTGGACGTGTGCCCGGCGGGAGGAGCTGGCGAGCAGTGCGCGCCGCATCCGGCAGGACCGAAGCCGGGAGAGGCGCGACGAATGTCTCTGGCGCAATCCCGCCGCTGGGCAGGCTCTGGCGCAACTCCCGCTGTTTCCCTGAAGCGCCACCACCCCGGCGCCGTGGCGTACGCGGTACCGGGGCGGTGGGCCCACTGTCAACAGACCGGGGATGGGCTACGATTCCCACCCTCCAGGCCGCAGTATACCATCTTTACACCTTTACACCAGGTGTAAAGCCCGCCCAGCGCCAGGCCACGTCATGCAGACACCTGGCGCACGGACACCGCCGTCACCACGAGTGACAGGGTGGGGGCAGGCATACGCCTTACCATTGTGTAACGTGCTGTTTTTGTGGCTTTTGTCGCTTACAGTTGGGTATACTTTTCGGGTATGCTACTCTGGTGGCTGCCGGGTTGGGAGTCATGACCCCTGCGCTGGCAGCCTACACTGCCGGGACCCGGTATCCACTCAACACCGTGTAGGAGGTGTTTCGTGCCCAGTTTCGATACGCATTCCACGTTTCAAAACCTGCAATCCCATGGCTTTTCCTCGGACCAGGCCGAGGGCATTACCGCTGCGTTCGTGGCCTTCCTCGATGCCACCGGGCAGACCATGGCGACGAAAGCCGATCTCACGACGCTCCGCTATGACCTGACCACCACGATGGACGGGCGCTTTACACAGGTCGATACGCACCTTGCCGCCGTGCGCCATGATATTGGGCGGCTGGCGGTCCACCTCCGGTGGCTGATGGCCGGGATGGGGCTGGCCGCCGTCTGCAGCCTGGCGGTCCTGATTCTCCTGATAGTCGCCCTGGCGCGCTACTAAGTATGCTTCCTGGCCCTCCCGGCCCTGCCGTCCAGCCCGCACCACGTGAGTCGCCCGGCCTGCGCCGCAAACACCGCAATGCCGCCCGGGTCGTCTCTGCGGTGCCCGCTGCAGCCGCAACAGCGCCCACACAGGAGCTGGGCGGGGCTGGCGGTGGCCGTACAGAGGACGTCCAGGTGCTGGCGCTCGGTGCAGGCGTCGCAGACGAAGAACTGAGGCATCTCCCGCAGACTCATAAGACCTCCGCGATCAAGATGGCCAGTTCGTCCAGATGCTCCCAACAGAGCCGCAGCACGCCGCCGCCGTGCGTGCCCGCCCGGTGATCGCCCCACTCATACAGGATCACGTACAGCGCCTCGTGCGGCTCCAGGCGATCGCTGGGGCACACCATGCAGAGCTGGGCATAGCCGCCTGCTTCCACACCAACCGCGAGCATTAGCGTCCCTTTCCAGGCTGTCCGACCAGTTCGAGGCAGCTCAGGCTACACGACACCGGCACACTCGACACCACCACGCCCGAGGCCATCAGCACATGCTCGGCCAGGCACTGCGACCCATCGCGGGTATACAGCCGCAGCACGACCGTGTCGCGGATGGTGGCGCAGCGCGTCGCGCCCCACACAATGCGCGACTGCAGGTACTTCGTCGGCGGCTCGGCCTGGGCATAGGCGACACCGGGGCGCTGGCTGTGGCGTGTGCCCGCCGTCGGATAGGCAATCCAGGTATACGTCGTGCGCTCTGGCGTCTCGTAGCGCAGCAGGGCGTCACCCGAGGGACAGAGCGTCACCCCCACCACCGTGCCGTGGGGGCCATCGACCGAGTACACCGGCTTGGCTTCCAGGCAGTCGAGGTTGCGCTGCCACAGGCGTTGTTGCTCCTCGGCATAATGGACCTTGGCGTAATTGACATCGAGCCGCCAGGATTTATAGGCTTGCCAGACCGTCGGGATGGCGCCGCCAATGGTGGTCAGGAGCGCCGGATACAGCAGCAGCGCTTGCCAGACCTTGAGCCCGGCAATCGTCGTGGAGGGTGGGCGCTCTCCCGCCTCAGTCATGGCTCAGGCCGCCTGCCGATCCGTCGGGATGCCGTGCAGCGCGTGGACACAACAGGCCGTACACAGACAGGCGCCGACCGGCCACAGGCAGCCCGCCGGGAGCACCTCGCAGACGTCGGCGCCGCGCAAAAACTGGCGACACCAGAGGCAAAAGAGCCGCATGGCAGGCTCCCTATACGACTAATTCAAAAAGGTTAGTAGCGTGCCCTGCAGCAATGAACCCGTTGATCGCCTCGATGCTCGCCACCGCCGCGGTCAGCTCCGCCACGGTGAGATCGGCGTTGGCGCCGGCGAAATCTTCCTCCGTCAAGGTGGTGCCGAGGTCTAAAGCGTCCCATTGGCGTCGCGCCGCCATCAAGGCGTCGAGGGCATGCAGAAATGTCGTTACGTCGGCTCTGTAACGACTGATAAAGTCGGGGTTTGATGCCAAAATTTGTTTCCTTTCAATATCTCTCTAAGCTCCCAGCCCAAACGTAATCAGCGCCGTACGAAGCGCGTTGGCCAATGCCTGCGTTGTCGTGGCGTCGGTCGCGGCGCTAGGGAGGGTGATCCGAGCGGCAGCCGAAGCCCCCAGGAACCCGATACGCGGGGCATTCGAGGCCGTCTCCCCGCGTAACACCTCTCGGGCTGCGGTCGCGTCATAGACGGATACCGTGACCCGTGATTCGCGGGTCGCATCCGTCGACACGGTAAACGACGGATCGATGAGAGCGATGGGCCGCTCCTGCACCGATGATTGACTAACAAAGAGCTGCGCGCCCTTGACGTTCAAGGGCTTATAGCTGGCGCCGCTGCCGAGTGTGGCGGTGAGCGGCGTGCCCAGGCCACACAGCCCGCCCCAGGTGATGAGGTTGCCCTGCCCATCGATTTCCAGGCGGGACGCGCTGCTGGTGGTGCCCGCCAGCGTGGTGTTGAGCGTGATCCGGCTGCCCCGATCCGCCGGCGAGCCCGCATTGACGGCCAGGAAATCGAGCCAGGCCGAGAACTGGGCGGCAAAGGCGCTGCCATCATGAATCTGGCCGCCGAGGCGCAGCAGCGGGCTGCCGGCCGGCGTGGCGGTGGGCAGGCTCTCGGTCCCCCCCGCATGGCGCCCGATAATCGTGGGCTGGCGCGTCGTCAGATTGGTATAGACGTGCATCTCATAGACGACATTGTTGCCATCGTCGCGGCGGTGGCGCAGGGTCCCGGCCTTGAGCAGCAGCTCCCCCTGGACCTGGAGTTGCATGCCGGTCTCGGGGGCGATGCCGACCCCCAGGCGGCCCTCGCTGGTGGTGAGCAGCCCCGGCGTCGCCTCCGCCGCCGTGCCGCTCACGGCGTAGCGCATCACGCTGAGCGGGGTGCCGGCGGGGACGGTGGCGGCGAGCGCGGCGGCCACGCCCGCGGCATGGGTGGCACGCGTCGTGTCCGTGCCGGCGGTGGTTTCGGCAGTGGTGGCAAGCTCGACAATCCCTGACACCGTTTCCGAGGCCGCTGGCGGGAGCACGGCGGCGAGGCGGGTGGCGAGTTTCAGCGGGGTGATGGCTTTGGTGTCGTTCGTCCCGGTGGTCACCTCCGCCTGGGTGGCGAGGCGCACCAGCCCAGACGTCGCTTCCGAGGCCTCAGGGAGGGCGGGGATGGCGTCAAGACGGGCTTCCAACCCGGCCGGCGTCACCGCCCGTTGCGTATCCGTCCCGGCCACGGCCTCGGCGGTCGTCGCCAATTCCACCAGGCCGGTGCGCGTTTCCGTCGCCGTGCGCCCGACCAGGCGGCCCGGGGTCACCGCTTTGGTGACGTCCGTGCCGGTCAGCACCTCCGCCGTCGTGGCGATCTGGATGAGTCCCTTCGTGGTATCCGAGGCGTCCGGCGGCGGATCCGGCAGGACCCCGGCGGCGAGCTTCGCGGCGGTGACCTGGCCGTCGCCGAGCTTCGGCGTGGTCACCGCGCCATCGGCGAGCTTGGCCGTGGTGACACTGCCGTCTTCCAGCGCGATGGTGCCCGGCGACACCCAGGCCAACTCTGGCCCGGCATCGAGCACCAGGATCTGCCCCGGGGTCCCGACCGCGGGCAGGAGATGCACCGCCTGCACGCTATGGTCGGCGAGCGGCTCACGCGGCAGCGGCTGGGGCGGTTGTGGCGCCGGGGCGTCCGGGTCTTCGACCACGCCCACGTACTCATAGGTGTGGCCGCTCCCGTCGTCCGCGTCGAGACGGACGAACATCCGGGGGACGGGGTGCGCGATCTGGCCGCGAATATCCGGGATCTGCGGCGGCAGGGCGTCGACGCCCAGCTCGTAGGCCGTTTCCCAGGGCGGCTCGACGAGTTCCAGGACACAGTCGGCTTCGGTCGCGGCCGCGGCTACCTCGTCGGGATCGGGGATCCAGGTGGTCGCGGTGGCGGCCCGGCGGTAAGGATAGGCGAACCACATAGACGTCTCCTAGCCAGTAATCAGCAAGGCGTAGCGCCCGACTTGATCGGTGACGACGCCGGTATTGGCCCCGCTACTGACCAGGCGACACCACTCGCCTTCGCCAAAGGACGTCGGGGCACTCGCCAGCGGAAAGAGATAGCTCAGGCGCGGCGCCTGGGTCTCGCGGTCGGGAAGCGTCGTGCCTGGCTCCAACCAGGCGTTGAGGAGTAACCCGCCATAGCGCGCATCATACACCCAGGTCATGGCCAGGGTATAGACCACGTCCAGGGTGTTGTAGAGCGGCGTGATATTGACGCTCGTCCCGGCCCCCTCGGTCCCGGTCAGGCCCCCGGCAAAGGTCGTCAGCCACAGGACGAAGCGCCCCCCGCTGAAGCTATCGCGAAAGATCCAGGCACTATAGGCCACCCCGGTCGTGCCGCTGATATCGGCCTGCGAGGCGCAGCAGTAATAGCCGAGGCGGAGGCCGTCGGGCAGGGCGGTATCGAGTTTCCAGCGCAGATACCCATACCCGGATCCGAAGCGGTACGGCGCCGTATTGCGGGCGGCGTGCATGGTAAAGGTCGCGGCCGTATTGCGCCAGGTGCGCAGCGACCCGCTGCCCTCGATGGGACTGGTCGGCGTCACGCCGCTGAGGATCCCGGCCTGGTTGCTATAGATGTCGATCTGATTGATGGTTGTGAGCAGTGCCATCAGGGATTGTAGCCCTCCTCGGTGCCTTCGTCCTCGGTCACCACGACATCGGGATAGCCCGCCTCGGTCCCCTCGGTCAGCAGGACCGTAAAGGCTTCGTAGCGTTCCTCCGTCCCCCAGATGTCCGTCAAGCGCGCGGTCACGGTGAGCGCCGGGGTGCTGAGATCGACGGCCACGCCGAGGACCTCGCCGACCTGGGGGAGATCCCCGAGGACGGGATGCTGCACCGCCAGCACGTCGCCGATCTCCAGCGGGGCATCGCGCAGCACCAGATCCGTACAGGTCACGCGGGTGCCCAGCGTCGTGTAGCGCGCCACCAGCGCGGCGAGCTTGAGATGGGCGGTCACCTGATCCTGGATGGCCTCGGCAAAGTAGCGCAACGTCTGGCGGATGCCGTAGACCGTCGCGACCTGGTAGCACGCCACCTGCCAGGCCGGATCCCCCGTCGTCGCTTCCGGCGTGGCGTAGACCACCGCGCCATAGTCGGCGGGGTCCTGGCCGCCCGTGCCCCGCCGGGCATTGTAATACACGTAGAGATCCGTGGCGAGCTGCGTCGGCGGCTCGCCGGTCGGCGTGACCGCCCGCGCGGTCTGCGGCGTGAGGGTGGCCGCGATGGCGCCGGTCTCGGGCGGCGTGGCGATGGGGACCAGGCAGGCTTCGCCCACCCCGTTTTCAAAGTAGCGCAGCTCGAATTGATCCGCCAGGTGCGTCAGCAGCGCCCGCGAATCGCCCGGATCGCGCCACTGGCCGCCACAGCGCCACGCCGCCCGCGCCAGGTAGGCGGCCTCGAAGGCGGCGGCGTTGATGGCGAGGCCGGGCAGAAAGGTCTCGATGAGCCAGCGGATCACGTCCACCGGATGGCGGCCCTCCTCGTCCAGGCGGATGGTGTCGAGCCACAGCGCCGCCGGGAGCCCGGAGACATCGTACTGCGTGCGGAGCGTCAGCGTCGCGGTGCCCGCGGTGGCGACGAACGGCCCCCCGCCGTGCCACCACACCCCCGGACCGGCCTGGAGCGCCTGATCGAGATAGGCCGTGGGCTGCGCCGGCGGCCCGAGCGTCAGGTGGCCGGTGGGCCAGGAGGTGGCGCTGGCCTGGGCGAGCAGGAGGCCGCCATGCTGGACGAGCGGCGGCGGATAGCGATAGCCCAGCCCGTCCGCCGTGATGCGGATGCGCAGGGTCGTGCCGGTGGTCGTGAAGGTCTGGGTGGTCTGGTCGCGGTCCAGGCCGCGGTAGCACCCGCGTGAGACCACGGCCACCGGCGTGCCGGTCGCCTCGTTGAGCAGCTCCAGCACGATGCCGCTGTGACTGAAGGCCTGGGCACTCGCGGGGATCCCTGCGGTCGCGCCCACCGCCTGCAAGACCCAGGCAAAGGTGTAGCGATAGAGGGTACTGGCCGTCACCGTGACCACCTGCTCCCAGCGCACCCGATAGGTAAAGGTCCCGTCGCGCCACGCGGCCCAGGCACGGCCCGCCGCATCGGGCTGGACGCGCACCCCGGCAAAGGCCGGGATCTGCGCCACGCCAAACAGGGTGTCCATCGTCAGCTCAGGATGGGACGTGGTCAGCGTCACCGTCCACCCGCTGGTGTCCCCGGTCGCAAAGTCGGGATTCGTGACGGGACTCGCCAGGGCTTCGGGCTGCAGCGCGAAGGGCACGGTGAGCACGTAGGCGCGCCCCACGGTCACCGGAAAGGTTTGACTGAGGCTGCCATCCGCTCCAAAGCCCCCGACCAGCTCACATTTGTAGAGGCTCGCGTCCGGCGTGTCCCCGGTCGTCACCGTGGCCGTGGCACTCGTCACCGTCCATCCCGTGGTGTCGCCGGTCTCGAAGCCGCCGTTGACGATGGGGTCTGCCGCCGGGGCAATGTTGGAGCCATCGACATCGACGGTGAGCACGGTGCCCGCTTGCGAGGCGGTGAACTCCAGGGCGGTCACCGGCAGGGTGCCAGGGACCGGGATCTCTTCCACCGTGTAGAAGGTGTCGGCGAGCAGTCGTCCATCGCGGTAGACGGCCAGCACGGTACACTGCCAACCGATCAGGTACTGCCAGGCCGCCAGGTCGATGGCGACGCCATCTCCCACCGCATGGCTCACGGGGGACGGACGGGTGAGCCCGGACAACACCAGGACATCCCCGCCGGCCGTGCCGACGATCTCGCGCTGGGCATAGGTCACCGTCTCCGCCTCGTCCCCGAGGATGACCGTGCCAGCGGCAGGAAACCGTGCGCTGAATTGGCGCAGCCGCAGCACGGTGTCGGTGGGGCTCACCGCCTCGGCCAGCGCCCCACTCACCACCGCCGTGATCGGCAGCACCTCGACCGCGACGTTGCGTCCGACCAGGAGCGGAATCGCCTGGCTGGTCTGCGTCTCCTCCGTCCCCGTAAAGAAATAATCGCCGAGCTGCACCGAGAGGTCGCGGTGCCAGGCAAAGGCGCCTGGGACCAGGGTGATCGTACACACCGGCCCGGTCGCCGTGACCTGTTCGACATGGCCGGTAAACAGCGGCAGAAAATCCGCCACGGACGCCAGGGCGCCAATGCCGAGGCGGAGGCGGACAGCGCTCTTGCGAAAGGTGCTCGGGAGGGTGCGCGCAAAGCCCGTGGCGTTACTGACCTGCACCTGCACCTGGTCGATCTGGGCCAGGCCGCTCCACGGATCCAGCGTGTTGGTCATGACCCCGACACTGCCCGCCAGGACACTGCGCAGCAGCGGCTCGGCGGTCGGTGCTGCCGGCGTGGCCGCATTGGTGAGCGTGCGCCCGAGGCCGAGCAGTTCGACCAGGACGGTCACCTGTTTCCCTGGCGCATCGTGCGCCGCCAGCCAGGCAGGGGACACGGCATACATTAGGGCGTCTCCAGATCGCGGCGGACCAGGAGCCGCAGGCCCAGGTCATAGGTGCCGATGGCGCGGTGCAGCACCTGCAGGCGCTCGTCGAGGAGCTGCACCGGCCACGGATCGCCATGTTCGTCGGTGTACGTGAAGGACGACTCGCGCCAGTTGACCGCCGGATCATTGAAAAAGGTCAGCAGGTCCTGGTAGACGTCGGCGGGGACATTGGCGAAGCCGAAGACCCAGGTCTCGAGCGCCTGCCCATACGTGTACACGTAGGGCACCCCGGCATCGCTCAGGGTCCAGGATTGATTCGTGGCGTGCTCGATGGTCGCGGGACTGGCGACGCCGGTGGGGAATTGCACGACGATCGTGACCGCTGGATGGGAGAAGGTGGGGAGCGGCATGGCTACACCCCAAGCAGCGGATGGGTCGCCGTCGTCGTCTCCAGCTCGACCACCAGGCGGCCATCGTCGCGGACCCCGCCGAGCCAGGTCGGCACGCTCGGCGGCGCCAGCACCGTAAAGGCGATCTGCGCCGTCGGCGCCGCCGCGGTCCACGGGCGCGTCACCGCGTCGAGGTGACACGCCGGCCCCCACAGGCGCAGGACAGTCGGACTGCCCGGCCACGTCGCCCGCAGCTCCAGCGTGTACGGGGTCTGCGCCCGGATGGCCGCCAGCAGGTCATGCGCCCAGGGCGTATACCACGGGACCGTGAGGCTCCCGGTCACCACCGCCACCCCGGTACAGCTCGGCTCGGCCAGGAGCAGGCCGGAGGACAGCGACTGCTCCAGCCGCCACGGGCGCTGGCACTGGAGCGTCACCTGCATGATGTCGATCTCGTCCGTGGCACCCGGCGGCGTCGTCGCGCTCAGGGGCCCAAAACGGCACACCAGGTCCACGTCAGCCAGGTCGGGCGCCACCGGCGGCGGCAGGGCGGTCAGCGTCGCCCAGGTGTTGACCGGCGTGGCAGTCTCCAGCGTGGCGCCGACGGCCGCCACCTGCAGGCGGACACTGTCCGGCTGGGCGGTGAGTTGCCAGCCCGTCAGCATGCCGGACTGCACTTCGTACACGTCCACCGGACTCCCCAGGACGAGGGTCAGGCGCCGCAGCAGCAGGCTCGTGGCGATCCCGTCTGCCGCTGGCCACGGCATGGCCCGGAGCTGGTTGACCAGTTCCAGACGATGCCGCCAGACGCCACTGCCCAGCGCCACGGGATAGGTCGTCCCGGCGAGCACCCGTGGCGCATACCCCAGGGCACACGCCAGCAGGGACTCTTGCCCGAGGGCGGTGAGCGGCGCGGTCACCTGGCAGGCGGCGGTCTGTGCCACCGCGTCCACGGTCAGCGTGCCACTCATGCCGCCAAAGACTTCGCGCGCCGCAAAGCGGTCCATCGGCTCGACCGTGGCGCTGGTGAAGGCGAGCAGAGACGTGAGCGCCGCGGCCGGGGTCGGCCAGGTGGGCACGGTGATCGGGCCTTCGAGGGCCACGCCATGATGGGTCAAAAAGCCGCTCACCCGATTTTTCCCTCCGTCAGTCTCAAGTTTTTTTGTGGCCTGTCGATACGTCCATTAGGTACATTGAGTACACAGGAGGTGCAACGATGGACGAACAGACACGACATACCATCAAAATCAGTACGGAAGCACTCAACGCCTTGCGTATCCTGGCTGCCTATACGGGCAAACGGCAACATCATCTCGTGGAACAACTCATCATTGCTGCCTTGCAGCGCGCCGAAATGGCACGCACCAAGAAAGGATTCGAACCATGTTGAAGACCCTGCTCCTCACGGCTCTGCTCACGCTCGCGCCCGCTATTGTCGCGCATGCCGGTCTGTATCAGTGTGTTGATGCCACTGGGCGCCGTCAGATACAAGATACGCCGTGTACCCAGGAGACCACCGAAACCTTTATGACCCCTGAATCGGGCAGACCACAGGATCCTGTCGTCGCCCCACAAACCCTTCCCGCTCCGCCGACACGCCAGCCCTCCGCAAGCCTGCCGGCGAGCCGACAATCGGATGGCTTGTGTCAATCGATTGGACAGACCGCCTTTCATACCGCGATCGCCCGCAATAAGGGTGTCACAGCGACAGAACTGCTGGCCAAAACCGCCAACAGTTTTCAAGACCTTTCTGGGCAGGCCCGCCAGGCCTCTGAAGCGTATCTGCGCTCCCTCATCCTGCAAGTCTATGCCAACCGCTGGTGGTCGCCGACCGTCGCGCAACAGCGGATTGAAACGCAATGCTTGATCGCCTTCAACAAATAAAGGCCAGGGACATGAAACCCTTCACCCTCGTCACCTTCGTCCTCACCTTGCTCGTGTGCATGACGTCGCCGGTGCGTGCCCTCCAGGAATGCACGCGCGCCCCCATTGGCGCTGGCCCGGCACTCGGCCCCGTCGTCTGTACCGAGGTCCAGAGTGATCGCGGGACCATCATTGCCATACGACAAGCGCATGACATCCGTGCCGCGCGCACGGAAGCCTCTCCAGTGCCCACAGAACCGCCCATGGCTCCCCCCGTCGGCTCGATCATCACGATGGATCAGGCGGGGTTCAGTCGCCGCGGCACCGCGGCCGGCGACCCGCGCCGCTTCTGTGGGGAGGATACGGCCTGCCAGCAGTGGTATATCGATCATACGTATATCGCCCAGGATGGCGCGGTGCGCCTGAAAACGCCCTATCGGTCGCATCGGTACTGGGATCGTCGTGGCACCGTGACCGGACCAAAACGCGGTGGCGTGTTCGTCAAGGTGCGCTAACGTGACAGGAGACCCGTTCATGACCGCCGAACATTGGTTGCTTACCTCGCTCTCGTTCGTCACCCTGCTCTACGTTGCCTGGAGCATGGGCCGCATCCACACGGCGTTGCGCGCCATTGCCGCCAGCGCCGAACGCATCGAAACGTCCGCCGAACACATCGCGCAGATGGTGCGCGAGCTACACAACCGCTAACCGAGAAAGGATCTCTATGGAATGGCTCATTATTTGGATCATGTGCGGCGTCATCAGCGCCGTCGTCGCCGTGCAAAAAGGCCGCAGTGGTCTGGGATGGTTTTTCCTTGGCGTGCTGTTTGGCCCCCTCGGGTTCATTCTGTCCCTCGTGATGCCCGCGTTAGAAACAGAAGAGGCACGCGACCGCAGAAGACTGGGATTACATCGTCTCTGTCCCTTCTGTGCCGAAACCATCAAGGCTGCTGCGGTCAAATGCCGCTTTTGTGGCTCAGAGCTCCCTGTGCCCCCTGTCCCGCCCTCGGATGATCCCTCTGGGAAGGGAGGCGACTGGATCGACCGCCTCCCGCCGGTCACATCACCTCCTCACCCCTCACGCTAACACAGAAAGGATACCCCATGCACACCCCTCGTCTTGTTCTCCTGCTCTGCGGAATATTTGCCCTCGGCTTTCTCTCCGCGCATCTCTGTTCTTCAGTGCTCCGTGGCCCCCTGCCGGCTGCCGTGCCGACCGCCGAGGCCCTGTATCACCAAGAAACCATGCTCCAGCGTTGTCAGGAACGCGGCATCCTCGCGGCCAAGATTGCCACCGCTCGGGACCAGGGGATGACGCTCGAAGCGGCACAATTCCGCCTTGAGGTCCATGCTGGCTACTATCAAGAGGCCCCCTTACACGCCCTGGGCTTATCCGTCCAGGACACGCACGCCATGATCCAGCGTGTCTATACCGCGCCGACCCTTGACGCCACCGCCATACACCAGCTCGAAGCCCGCCTCTGCGCACGACAGACATCTTCCTAAGCCGCCACGCTCCCGCCACACGGACGTGGCGTCCCTCAGAACCCCTCATAAATCGCCCCAGGATGGCCCAGGTTAGGCGCTCACCGTCTGCCGCGTGTCTTCTCCCCCCAGGCCTGCGTGCCGCGTTGTCTGACGCTCCACTCGAGCGTCGTTTGCGCCGCGCCAAAGTCCTCGCCCTGCTCGCCCTCAGTCTCTATGCCCTCCTGCGCTAGCCCCTTTCCGCCGCATGGACGCGGGCCTCTCTCTGCAACCGTTACGGATTAACGGAGAGCCTGAGACAATTCTGGCCTCAGCACCCCACGCCGGATCGCCTCATTGAGCGCGTTGACCACCTCCTGCCCGGTGAGGGCGCTGGAATCGGCCCGCGTCTGCAGCGTGATCGGCTCCTGGACGTTGACGATGGTGGTCGTGGTCGTCGTAGGCGGCGGCCCGGGCTGCCGGGCCGCGCTGCGGACCCCCTGCGTGCTGTACGGATCATAGAGCACGCCGCCATCGGGCAGCCCCAGGTCACTCGGCAGCGGCACGCCGGGCGGTAACGACGCGGGCGGGAGGCCAATGGTGAGCGAGTCGCCCCCGTCGCTGCCGACGAGCACGCCGTGCCCGCTGCCCGTGCTCGTGGCCTGCCGCCGGGCACTGCTCAGGCGGGGCCCGTGCGCCAGAAAGCGTTCGAGCATCGCCTCAAACTCGGCCTGGCTCCCCAGAAAGCGCGCATTGGCGGCGGTCAGGGTATCGACGGCGCTGGCGGTCGTGCGCGCCGCCTGCCCGGTCTGGCCCACGGCCTCGGTGAAGCGCTGCGTCGTCGTGGTCGTCTCCTCCTCCTGGTCACGTAACGCCGCGATGCGCCGCTGGAGTTCGTTGATGATCTCGTTCAAGCGGGCCATCTGGAACTGCACGACGTCGCCGCCAACGCCGACCGCCCGACTCCACTGGTTGTACTCCTCGCGGGTCTGCGCGAGCTGCGCTTGGAGTTCCTCCAGCGTCGTGCCCCAGCGGAAGCCGCCGTTTTCGATGGTGCCGGTGGTCGCCTGGATGATGCCGTTGATCCGCGTAAAGCCCTGTTCATAGGACAGGACGATCCGCTCCACCCCGTCGCGGTGCGCCCTGGCGCTGTCGTCGGCGCTGCGCTGGTTGGCCTCGGCGATCAGGCGGCCAATGCGCTCCACATGCGGCGGCAGGCGGTCATAGCCCCCCGAAATGTCATCAATCGTCGCGTCCCAGGCCTGCGCCGCTTCCTTGCTGCGGACCCCGAACAGACTGACGACGGTCAGGAGCTGGCTTTCCGCCTCGGCCGCTGCCGAGCGCAAGCCTTGCTCCGTCTGGATGCCCAGGTCGAGCAAGAGCTTGCTCAGGCTACTCATGGTGCCCTCGATGGTCTCTCCAGAGGCATGGAACACCTGCGTCACCTTCTCTCCCGCGGTGGTGGCGCTCTGTTGCACGATGCCCATGGCGGTCTCGAAGGACGGGGCAATCTTGCCCGTGGCCGCCTCGATGGCCGGGACCACCTGCTCCACGTAGATGCGCCGCAGATCCTCCCAGCTCCGCGTCCCGCTGTCGACGATGGTTGTGAAGGCGTCGAGCGTGTCCGCAGCCATCTTCCGCAGCGCTTCTGGGGCGTCCAGGCCGAGCTTTTCGTAAGCGCGGGTGATGTCCGTCGTGGTCTGCTGCGCCCCGGCGAGGATCTGCTTGTCCACCTCGTCAAACTTCTCGGGCATGCTTTGATAGGCGTCCACGATCTTCGGGACCACCTCTTCGGTCCAGATCTGCGCCAGCCGCTCTGGCGTCTCCGTGCCTGCCTGGCGAATCGTCTCAAAATCCTTGACCGCCTCATCCGCCAGTTTCCGTAAACTCTCGCCGCTCTTGACACCCAGATCCGTATACGCCTTGTTGGTCTCCATGAGCGCCTGGCGGTGCTTCATGGTCTCCTCGGTCATGGCCGCCTGCGCCGCGGCAACCTGCGTGCCCGTGGCCGTGGCGGTCTCCCCGAGGGCGGTCGTGGCGCTGGTGACGCCTTCCGTGGCGGTCTGCGTCGTGCCCAGGGTGTCCGTGGTGGCGTTCAGGGACTGCTGCCACTCCTGCATGGTCTCGCGGGCAATGTCGCCCATACGGTCGGCTTCGACCCCGACCGCGGTCACCGCCGCCCCGGCGCTCTGGAGCTGAGCCGCCACGCCGTCCATACCGAGGAAGTCGGCAGCCTGCCCGGCGGCAGTGATGATCGTCCCCAGCCCCTGGGCAATGGTGCCAACACCCTCCAGGATGGCCATGACCACGGCATTGAAGGCGACGTTCAAGGCGGCCCAGACGTCGTGCAGGACCCCGACGGCGGTGCCGATCTGGCCCAGCCAGCCCACCACTTCCTGGATGGTCGGAATGAGTTCTTTTTGCACCGCATCGGAGGTGCGCACGGACGCAATCCACTCGGTGAGTTGCGGCAAGAGCTGGTTGATGGTCGGCAACAGCGCCGCGACCAGCTCCTGGGCCAGGCCCTGGACGGCGGCCATGAGGTCGGTCATGCCGGTCTGAAACTGCCGCGACTGCTGCACCAGTTCGCCCCCGGCCACGGTGCCGTAGCGTTCCATGGCCGCCCGCGCCTGGTCGAAGGCTTGCGGGTTCTGGGACAGGGTCACCAGGACGCGGCTATCCTCCTCGCCAAAGAGCTGGATGGCGAGGCGGGTGCGTTCGGCAGGATCCTGCACACTGCCCAGGGCGGCCACCAACTCGGGAAAGAGTTGCTCCATCGAGCGCACCTTGCCGCCGGCGTCGGTGAGCTGCACGCCCAGCAGTTGCAGCGCCTCGGCAGCGGGACCCGTGCCGGCGTTGACGAACTCCGCCACGGCTTCCTGGGAGGTGCGCAGCCCTTCGCGCAAGGCATCGGTTTCGCCGCCGGCGCGGACTGCAGCAAATTCAAACGCCTGCATGGCTTCGGTGGAGATGCCGACGGCCTGGGCGTAGTTGTCCGTTTCGACAATGGCCGCGGTGGTGGTCTGGACGAGCACCCCCAGGGCGGCGGCGGCCCCGGCGATGGCGGTCCCGGCCGCGGCCAGGCCGGTGCCGACGGTGCGGAAGACGTCGGACAGCGTCGTCCCCGCGTCGGCGGTCTCTTTGGTCGTCCGCGCCAGCTCCTCTTCCTTGACGATGAGCGCCTGGATGGCCGCTTCGATGATGGTGGAGGACGACCGGAAGATCTCCGCCAGGCGGTCCATTTCCTGGCCGGAGGCGCTCAGGCTCTGCTCGGCTTCGGCCTCCATGCGGTTGAAAGCGCTCTCCGTGGCATCGGCCAGGCTGTCGACGTTGGCGCGGGCGTCCTGGGTCTCAAAGTCGACGCGAAAGGAAGCGCTCTCGGTCACGCGGAGGTCTCCTCAGGATCCGGCAGGGGATCGGCCTCCGGGATCTCCGCCTCCTCCACAGGCGCCTGCTCGGGGACGTCGACCAGGCCGAAGTATTGCCACTCCGGCCAGACCAGCCCGCGCCGGCGCACCCGCACCACCAGGGTGCGCGGCGGGGCCGGGATGGCGCGCCGCAGATCGGGAACCTGCCGAGGGAGATCGTCACGGCCCAGCTCGTAGAGTGCCTCCCAGGGCTGCGTGAGCAGTTTGGTGCGGACGGCGCCCGCATTGGCCGCGACGATGAGCGCGGGCTCCTCCAGCGCCCAGGTACTATTCTGTTGCCGCCGCAGCGGCACGGCTGCGATCACCGGTCACCTCCTTGCTGTGCCTGCGCCCGGTGCCTCCGGGCCAGGCCGTGCAGCGTGGCGAGTTTCTCCAGCACATGCTCGGCCTCCAGCCGGGTGAAGGCCAGGTCGACCAGGTCCAGGGCAGCGGGGCCCAGCAGATCCCAGCGCTGCCACAGCCACCATATGAAGCGGTTCTCGGCCCACAGCCGCCCCTCGAAACCCGGCGACGGACTCAGGGGACAGCGCCGCGTGACGCCTTCGCACGGTGGCGGCTCGTGGCGGCGGGCGTAGCGCGCCCGGCAGTCGCCACAGGCGGACTCGCCGCCATAGGCGGTGTAGCATGCGAAGGCCAGTCTAAATTTCCCAGCGCCGCCGCCTGCGCCAGCTCGGCGGCGGTGATGGTGGCAAAGGCGCGCTCGACCGCCGCCAGCGGCAGCCGGGCCACGGTCTCCGGGTCCAGGGGCGCCGGGGCCCCGCCATCCAGGACGCCCTCCCAGGCTTTCAGGCAGTGCTGCACCACGGCCAGCGACAGGCTCTGCGAGTCGAGCTGCCCGCGCAGCGTATGCTCCGCCCGCAAGATCTCCAGTTCATGCGCCAGGATCCGGCGTACCGTCAGGGTGGCGGGCGGTCCCGTGCTCGGCACGCCTGCAGGCCAGACCGCCTGACAGGGCGTGACGAAGGCGCTGCGGACGAGGGGCGGCAAGGCGTGCAGGAGGCGCTCCGGGACGGGGAGGGGACAGACGACCGGCTCGCCGTGCGTGTCGACCAGGCCCTGCCAATCGAGCACCACGTATTGCAGCTCCAGGTCGCGCTGGTGACTGCGGGGCGCCGTGCCATTGCGCAGGCGCTGACTGTGCTGCTCGATGCGCGCCAGCTCCCGCACCGGGATCCGCCGATACGTCACCTGCGTGCCATAGACGGTCAGCGGGTAGCGCTCGTCACTGCGGACCAGGGCGATGGTGGTCTCGAAGGCCACGGGCACCGCCTCGTCGACGTCGATCAAGCGAATGCTCATGGTGCGGGCACCTCCACCAGGCGAAACTCGCGCTTGTCCGTGGCCCCGAAGGCCATCTCCGGGTGACTGTTCAGCCCCTGGAAGTCACTATAAATGTTCAGGGTAATCTGCGGCGACGGCGCCCCGGCGTTGGCGATGGTATCGTTGCCAACGGCGGCCACGGACATCGAGGGCAGGAGCAAGGTCTGCGACGCCCCGCCACTGGCCCAGATGACTTTGCCCTGGAGGGGGGTCTGAGTATCGCGCCAGGTGTGCCACTGCTGCGTAGCATAGTAGGGGACACTGAGCGTGAGCTGCACGATGCGCTTGTCGTTTTCCTTCGCCTCCGAGGGGACCAGACTGTTGACCACGCGCTGTTGCAGGTTGCGGTTGAAGGTAAAGGTATAGGCCGTCACGTCTTTGGCATCGCCGGCGGCCAGCGGATCGGTGAGGTCGCCGATCTGGATCTCGACTTCATCGAAGACCAGCTCGGGATCCGGCAAGGTCAGGGCATCGAGCACCGGCGGGGTATTGACCGCGCTGGCCAGGTCATAGCCGCGATAAAACGTCGTACTGGCCGCCAGGCGACAGCCATCCCCGGGGGACCCGGTCATCTGGAGCTGGGAGATTTTCAGGCCGGTGTGTTCCCGGACGCCGAGCTGCTCGCTGATCGCGACCGTCAGGCCGATGCCATCGGTGAGGTCGACAATGCTGTAATACGCTGGGGCAGCGGGAGGGTCAGGGCCAGGTTCCGCCGCCGTATAGGCGCCGAAGCATTGCCGGAAAAACGGGTTATTGCCTCCCAGGTCATGCAGCACCGTGATGGCGCCCTGGCGCTGCGACGGCCCGCGCACGGTGCGATGCTGCGCCCCGTAGCCGATGAGGCCCGGCGAAAAGGTCAGGGTGGGGGTATTCACCAGCGAATCACTGATGGCATAGAAGGCGCGGTCCACGGCGATGGCGGTATTGAAGACCGCCTCCAGCTTCGCCCCCAGGACGGACAGGAAGCCGATATTGGTTGGCATATGACGACTCCGATTCGATACACTCTAGTGACCTGGGACGTCGCCTCTGCTCCCTGGAAGGGATTGAAAAGGCATACGTCTGTCTCCTATAGCCCGATGCGATAGGCGTACCAGGTCAGAAACAGCGCCTGGTACGCGGAGAAGGTTTCCGTCGCCAGGACACTGCTATCGCCGCCGTAGGTGAACGGCGCGATGTCCGTGCGCCCCAATCTGTTCCCAATCAAGAGCTGCCTGGCATCCACCACCATGCGATAGGTCCCGACGTTCACCGCCTGGGCATCGCCGCGCAGCGCCTGTTGAATCCCGTGGCGGTTCTGGTCGATGAGCATCAGGGCATGGGTCTCGGTGAGCGTAATACTCTTATTGGCCTGCGTGGACGGCGTTGACCCTTGATAGACCAGCAAACAGGCCGGATAGCGGTAGAGCTGCGCCGCCACGGCCAGGGTCTCCGGGGTCAGGCCGCCTTCGTAGGGTTCGATGCTGCGGCAATACTGCCCCAGCGTCGTCGAGCCGCGGACGACCGCCAGCAGACTATCCTGAATGTCGAGCAGCGTCGGGTTCGGCATGCGCTAAATCCCCAGATGGCGGCCAATGGCCAGGCGGATATACTGCCGATCACTGTCTTGTAAGAGCAGGTACGGCCTGGCCGGAATCCGCACCGTATGGGCTTTGGCCCGCCGCGCATACACCACCTGGCCGCTGGCGGTGACGAAGCGCAGGGCTTGCGCCCGCCGGGGCCGCACCTCCGGGACGTGGATGGTGCCGCCGTACTGGTGGATGGCGGCGTAGACGACGTTGGTCCCGACCACGACGCTCAAGCCCTCGATGCGCCCGGTGATGGACGCTTGCAGCCGCCCGGTGTCGCGCAGGATCTGCGCCCGTCCGCCGCGTCGATGCGCCAGGGTGCTCGGGGCCAGCGGCGTCCAGGCGCGGGGCCGCCCCTGACTGACGAAGTTCTGGTTGACCGACTGCAGCAGCCGGCCTTTGACGTCTTCCAGGAGCGGCCGCCAGTTCCCGAGCTGCTGGCTGAACGTCCCCAGCCGTTGCAGGACGGGCGTGGCGTTGACCGTGACACGGACTGCCGGCATAGGGGCTCCCTAGTAGTTGGCGAGGCTCTCCCGCGTAAAGATTTGCGGCCCGGCCACCACCAGCCGCACCGTGCCACCGAGGGCGTCGGGGGTGAGCGGCTGCTCCGGCTCCGTCGGCCCGAGCGTCGCCGTGCCCTTACTGACGTCTTTGAGCCAGGCCACGGCCTGGTCGAAGGCGGTCTGCACCGGCGGCGGCACCACCCCCCGCCGCAGGTAGAGGTAATACGCCGCGAGCAGCGTACAGTCCTTGTTGATGATCGCCGGGACCGGGTCCAGGGGGACAACGTAGCGCGCCCCGGCATACGAGTCGATCAGCGCCGCGGCATCCTCCAGGGCGTCCGTACTGATCGCCTGCACGCCCGCATCCTCCAGGTCGCCGGTGTCGGCATCGTCGGTCAGCTCCAGCAGGACCTCCGCCGAGAGTTCCTCGACCAGATCGTCGACCGTCGCATACATACGGCCTCCGATCTAGGTGACAATGGTGTCATAGAACAGGTGCCCGAGGTCGGGCGCCACCACATAGGGTTGGAAGTTGGCCCCGGACTCGACCACATCTTTATGGTGGCGGTCGTCGCGGAAGCGGTAGCTGTCGATCTGCTCCCACTGCAGGAGATACCCGGCGGACGGCGAGGCAATCGCTGGGGTCCCTGAGCGGTAACAGAGGAAGGCCGAGCCCTTGCCCTCGTTCACCTCCCACAGATCGCGGGGGGTAAAGTCCGTGCCGTCGGCGGCTTCGCCAGCGGTCGAGTAGATGGTCTCGCCAATAATCACCTCGGCCAGATCGAACATGGCGGCAATCAAGGGCGCCGAGATGATGCCGCGCTCGACATACTTGATGCGCTCCAGGACGGCGGTATTGCGCTTCACCTGGGTCAAGGTCTTACTGTCCATCATGAGCACGTTGGGGCGCAGACCGGTGCGGCGGCGGATCGCCTCGATACCGTCTTCCACGTCCTCGATGAAGGTGTTGGTCGCGGCATCGGCGGCCCAGCCCCCGGTGACATCGAGGGAGGACGACCAGTTGCCGGCTTCCAGGACCTGGGAGGCGATTTTCGTCTCTTTGCACAGCAGGATGCCGTTGGCCGTATAGTCGGCGGCGTTCTGATCGACGACGGCATCGCCGTCGCGGCGGCGTTCCTCGTCGGCGATGTCCGTCGCCAGGGCCCAGTTGTCACAGGCATAGGCGCGCTCCTGGATGCGCCAGCCGCCCAGCGGCGCGGCGGCTTTCGGCGGCCTAGGCCGGGCTTCGTTGCGATACCAGGCGCTTTTGAGGTACTCGTGATACTTGGCCGCTTGCGCCTGCACCGTCACCAGCGGAAAGAGCCGCGTGCCAATATAGACCGGGTTCATGAAGTTGCGGGCATACTCGGTGAGGACGGGATCGAGCGTCGCCCCCTGCGGTAAGGCTGGCATAAGTCGCTCTCCTAGACAGTCTTATAGTAGTCAACGAGCTGAATGGTGGCCAGGTCATCCTCGGCCGCGGCGGGGACCAGCACCAGCCCGCGGACGCGGTACGTCCCGGCGGCCACGGGGAGGGGGATGGCCTTGCCGTTGTCGCTGCCGCTGACGAATTCCAGGATCACTTCGGTGTTGACCGGGAGCGGCGCCCCGGCCACGACTTTGGTAAACCCCGCGGTCATGACGGTCGCCCCCTGGCCCTGGCGCGGCGCGTTTTGCACCACATAGGCAAGCGTCTCGGTGGCCGCCCCGGCGCTCGGAATGGCGCGGCCCTGGCTGTCGAGGATGACGAACTTCCACTGATACGTCGAGAAATCGTACTGCGGATCGGTCTCGACGCCGATACAGAGTTCGGGATAGCTCACGGCCATCGGTTAATTCCTCCCATTGCGGCGTTGCGCCTCGACGTAGGCGTGGTAGCCCTCGGGGTCTTCCTGGCCCAGGGCCGCCAGCGCCGCGGCCCGGGAGATGTTGTGCTCTTTGGCGCGGGCGTCGGCGCGGGCCAGCAGCGCCGGGATCGGCGCCAGGGTGCGCCCGGTCTCATCCGTCGGATCGACCAGGGTGGCCAGCTCCACGGACCGGGGGAGCTGGGCGAGAAAGGCGCTGAACCAGGCGTCCAGCGGTTGGGTGGTCTGCGACCCATCCGCCGCGGCAAAGGTCACGGTCGTGTCGGGGGTGGCCGCCAACCGCTCACAGAAGGCGAGCAGGCCGAGCCGTTCCATGGCCGGGGTAATGCGGCCCTGGCGCTTGAGGGCTGTGAGGCGCTCCTGAATGGCCTGGCGCCGGTTCTCCGCCTCCAGAGCAGCAATGCGGTCGGCGTCGGCTTTGCGCTGCTCGGCAAAGGCCGCGGTCATGCGCTCCTCCGCCTGCTGGACGGCCAGCGTGACGGACTGCGACGCTCCGGTATTGGTGCTTGTGCTCATCTCTGTCTCCCCTCCTTCCTGGCTCTCCGTAGCATTGCTGCCCTCCTGAGGCCGTCCTTGTAGTGCGGGCATACCCCCCGCTGGGACGCCAGCAATTAACGTGTCCTCCTCCTGCTGGGTGAGGATGCGATCTCCCCATTCCACGCCGCCGACATTAATCATGAAGTCCCGCATCGCGCGCAAGGCTTTGGCAATCACCCCCGTCTCGATCGGGGGATGGTGCGCCGTGTGCGCCGGTGTCGGGTCCTCCAGGTCCATGACATGCGTACCGACGGGTTGCGTCGCAAAAGGCTTCACCAGGTCAGGCAGGCCCGCCACCGCCGGCGGGATGGCACCTAAGAAACCGAGGTGTCGTAAAGCCCAGGAATTCGTTCCTACATTGTCCAAAGCCACACTGCGTTTCTTGTATGCTCCTTGTTCAACAAGTGAAGCAAAGGCCGGAATAATGTCATGCAGTTGGACTTCAAGAAGATCACCATTACGGCGAACAGATTGCACCCACGCGAAGGCAGGGTCATCGGTTTTTGGATGCCCAACAACTACAGGAGCTTCTCTCTCTTTTGCGTTGTAGTTCTGCACAATGCTTTCCAAATCACCACTGGTCCACTGTCGCGTAAAACCATGCATGTCTGTATGTGAACCAGTGCGGAAAGCAGCAAGCCAACAACCCTCCATAAGCTTCATACTGTGTTCTCCTGTGCGGCGCCACGTCCCATCGGCTTCTTTGGCATAGCCGGCGTTTTTCACCGCTCCCCACGCAATGCGCGCGAAGCGGGCTTCGTCCCCGGTGCCGTACTGCTCCTCGGCACTGTTAAAGGCATTCCTCCAGATCGTCTGGGCATGCTCGGGCAGGGCGTTTTTGACGCCAGCCGGGAGCGCACTATTGCGGGCGTAGGGCATAGATCTCTCCTACCGCCTCGACGTCCAGAGTTCCCCGACATTCTGCCGAAAGCCTTCGTCGGGGGCGTCCGGCGCGTCGGCCGTTTCCGGGGTGAGGCCAAATTCCTCCAGCTCGGACGCCGCCAGGGCGACCACGGTGCAGCGGCAGTGAAACCCGTTGGGTGGATACCATCGCTGCCAGAAGGGATGATCGGCTCGGTAGACCTTGCCGTTTTGCGCCAGGTGCGTCGGGCGCACGCGGCTATCCGGGATCGCATGGTACTGCCAGTACGGCCGCACGCTGGCCATGGCGACCATCTGTTGATAGCGCCCCACCTGATACGCCTGCATCGTGTTGGTGCGAAACACCGTTTCGAGTTGCGCCAGCGCCGGACTGGTCCCTGGCAATTCCTCCTTGAAGAGCGCCACGATGCGGTCTTGAAACTCCAGCAGCGTGCTGCCCTCCTCGATGGCCGTGAGGAGGGCGTCTCCGACCAGCGCCGTCATCATGGCCCGCTGCTCATCCGCCACATGCCTGGTCAGGCCGGCGATGCCCCTGAGCAGCGCGGTCCACTGCGGCTCGGTGAGGTCAAGCAGCTCGGCAAAAAAGGCGAGGGCTTCCTCCGGATCCAGGATGGCGAAAGGCAAATCCTCCACTATGGCGAACGCGACAGTATTTCCAGCTATCTGTGCTTGTCCAAGTAATTGGCTTTCGAGGATAGACGGATAGAGTGCCTCCGCCAACGGCTGCATGTCCAGGCTGGCCTCCAGCGTCGGGAGCATGGTCTGGAGCAGCGACAGTGACTCCTGGGCTTGCGCGGTCCAGTGCAGGATCTGGCGCGTCATGGCATCACCCACCTGCTGGACGAAAGGGTTTGCAGCATCGACAAGCCTCCCCGCCTGCTGGCTGTCGGCCTGCGCCCGCCGGACCGGTGAGGCAACGCGGGGAGACGCCGCGAACCCGAAGCCGCCACCGCCCGCTGGGGGCGTCACCACCGGCTCAACGCCTTCCGGTCGGGGCAGGTTATAGGTCTCGTAGAAATAGCGGTCGGGAATGCGCACGCCGGTTTTGACCAGGCGCTCATCGCGCTGCGCCCGCGCATCAAGATCCTCCGCCTGCTCGAAGTTGACCCAATACTGCGGGTACGCCTGGACGTTCGGGTAGTTGAGATCGACCAGGGTGCGGATCAGCCCGCCGGGGCCATTCAAGGCTTCGGCCAGCGCGTCGCTATCCGCCTTGGTAATTTCCTGGCGCACCTCCATATGGACCTGGCCCAGGGCCATCGAGCCCGGCGCCCCTTGCTCGGTGGTCAGGGTCTGGCCGTGCACCAGCTTGGTCAACAGGCGGTCCATGTAGGTGGTCGAGCTTTCGTAGAGGGTCGAGGCCTCGCTGCGCCGCGATTCGAGCATCGTCACCTCGACTCCGGCCGGGATCGTGGCGGCAGTCTCGGCATGGATGTTTTGGAGGACCTCGACGATGGCGTCAATGGTCTCCGTCGGCGTGCCGCCCGGAATCGTGGCCAGGGCCGTGGGCATGCCGTACTTGTCGGCAAAGATGAGCCAGAATTTCACCAGGTTTTTTTTGAACCACACCGGGAAGTACGTCTTGCTCCCTAAGCCCGCGCCGTAGGGCGTCCCATACTCGTCGCCCCAGCTAAACACCTGGAACTTGCTCTGCGGCACCGCCTCGCCGGTGGTGGGATTGGCGCGGGTCAGGACGCGGAGCTGGTCCTCCTGATCAAACACGAAGCGGTAGGGGGGCCGGGCAAAGAAGTGGCGCAGGATGAGCGCGCCATCTGTATCGCGCACGGCCCACTGCAGTTCGCACACACTGAAGCCGCGGTGAATCGCCTTGAGCAGGTGCTGGCGCCCCTCGTCAAAATTGCTGTCCAGCAGGACCTCCTGCACGAAGGCGGCGATCTCGACGTCCCTGGCGGCCTCCGAGGCCGGGAGGATCTGCCATTCCCGACTGATGACGGCCAGGGAGCGCGCATACAGGATGGCTGCCAGGTGGGCATCCTGCTCACTCTGCATGTACAGCTCGATGCCTTCGCGCTTGCCCTCCAGGCGCAGGACCTGATCGGGGTTGAGCAACAGATCGCCTGCGGTGAGCTGATAGCGTGGGTCCGTTTTCACGGGCACCAGCTGCACGGCATGCGGATCGATGGACGGGGCCGTATCGGCCATGGATGCGGGCTCCTGGTTGGGGGACCCTTCGGCGTCAGGCGGGCACAAAAAAAGCGGCGTGAGAGAGGTGCACCTCACGCCGCTCGGATCTCAGGCGCCACCCGACCACCCGTCGATGGTCGGGACGCCGAAGGTTTGCAAGACCATACACGAAAAGGCCCGCGCCCGTCAACGCCCCGCGAGATAGCGCCGCAGGGTGTCAGAGGCGGTGGCCCGCGTGCCGCCGTGGCGGATGGACGCGGCATCCAGCGTCACGACGGGCGCAAACGTCATCCCCAGCGCATCGGCCAGATCCGGCGACTGCACGCCGCGTGCGGCCAGCTCGTCTTTCGACTCGACCACGAGCCGCCCGCTCGAATCCAGATGGCTCTTCGGCGTCGCCAGCTCGCCGGCGAGGTCTTCCGCCAGGGCTTTCGCACACACGAACACTGGCGCTTCGTCGCGCAACCAGGCCGCCATCTCCAGCCAGAGGTGATCGCGCAGCGTGCGCCCTTGCGGCTCGCCTTTCTTCCGTGGTGGTGCCGGCAGGGCCACGTTCACCGAGGTGAGCGGCAACTTCGACCAGCCGCGCCGGAGCATGGCGTGTCGCATCGCCTCAGCCAGGCCCGGCGTATGCGGGGTGATTTCGGCCAGGCGGTCATAGACGCCAGCCCCCATCCCTATCGTATCAATATAGACCTCATCGGCGTCCCAGTCTACCAACGCCTGCAGGACACAGCCCACCGTCACCATCGTATCCTGGCGGCTGTAGATCCGCGCCTGCTCCACGACCGTGCTCTGCCGCAACACGAGCGCCGTACGGTTCGTCCCCATGCGGGCCACGTCCACCCCGAGGCGACGCGGGCCAGTCACCGTCTCAGGTCGCTCACGCGTCAGGGCCGCCTCGCAGTTCGCGAGCGGGATCAGCGTGTCATCGTCGGCCTCGGGGAACTCGCCGTCCGCACGCACACGTACCACGTTGGAGCCCTCGCCGAACTTGGCCACCAGGGTCGCGCGGTAGTCGGGGGCACACAGCGGTGAGTCCTGGCTGGCGAAGTGCAGCGGCGTGTAGTGCCCGCGGCGCTGCCGGTGCGAGGCGGCAAAGTAGCCGGTGGTCCGGGTGGGATTGCCGAGCATGAGGAGCCGTGCCCCCTGGCTGGCCAGGGCGCCTTCTGCCACCTCGAAGATACGATCATCGATGCCACTGGCCTCATCCACCACGAACAGCAGCGGCGAGGTCGTCTGGTGCGCCAGGCTGGCGCCATCGGCGGCCACGGTGATGGCCGTGGCGTGAAAGCCCTGGAGCGCTTCGGGCGCTTCCTTCCTGGCTGTCCGGGCCACCGCGAACCATTCGAGCGGGGCGCCGCGGTCATAGACGCGATCCTGCGTGAGTTGAAAGAGGGTCGAGAGCCACAGACGCTGCGGATCACCGCGCTGCTGGCTCTGCAGGTCGGCAGACCGCCGCCACTTCCCCAGCTCGCCCCACAGGACCTGGCGCAGTTGGGCCGAGGTCGGCGCGGTGCACGGGATGCGTGCCAGGTCGTGCGTTTCGAGTTGCCACCAGATGATGGCGGCGGCGGCACTGGACTTGCCGATATTGTGACCCGACCGCACGCTGACTTTGGCCCCCTCGTGGGCGATCGCTTCCAGGATACGGCGCTGCTGGTGGGTGGGCGTGAGCCCGAGGCGTTGGGTCGCGTAGAGGACGGGATCGTCGCGCCAGTAGGTGCGCAGTTCGAGGTAGGCGTCGATGTAGGCGGCGAGCCTACTCGCGGGCAGTGTGCTGGCCATTGGTGGCGGTCTTTCTGGCCTGGGCCATGAGCCCCATGAGCCCCTGGCCGAGCTGTTCCAGAGCGGCTTTGTCCCCGTAGAGGTCGAGATGCCGGGCCAGTTTGTCCAGGGCGTCCGTCTTGCTGTGGAGTTTGAACCGGATGCTGCCACCGCCCTGGGTGATGGTCTGTGACACCTCACTCACCACCCGCCGGGCTGCAGCATCGATCTGGGCCGAATCGCGCAACGTCACGCCGCCTGGTCCCCAGGTCACGTAGGCGTGGAGGTCGCTGAAGCCGATCAGGGCCAGCTCGGCAATGACGCGCTCGGGGGTCACGGCGTTGGTGTCGGCGAGCTGGGCGCGGCGTTCCGCGAGAGCCGCTTGCACCTCAGCATTTCTCAGCAATCGCCAGGCGTTGGTCTCTGCAGCATGGCCACGGGCCTTGTATCCCGCCGCAATATACGCCGCCGTCGCGTTCTGCTCTTTGTCGGCCAGGAACGCCTCGACAAAGCGTTGATGACGTGGGGTGAGGTTCTCGTACGCGCGCATGCCGCCCAGCCTAGCACCGCCGGCTGAGCGGCGTCAAGCGGCGGCACGCGGCGGCACGGGGGGGGGGCGCCGGGTGGTCAGACTGGGCGATGCCCATTCGTGACGATGGAGACCACCCACCCCTCGTCGTCGTCCGTTTCCTCGTCAAATGCCGTCCCAAAGTCCCAGAGGTCCAGTGGGTCGCCACGCCAATGGTTCAAGCTATGATCAATCCTGAGATGCGCGTCGAAATGTGGGTCGTCATCCAACACCAGCAAACAGTAATCACACTGCCATGCCATACGTTCCTCTCCTTCTTACGCCGCGTGCGCGTCGTCGTCGGCCGCCGGGCGGCGCTTTGGCGGGCGGCCGCGGCGAGGCACTGGGAGCTCGCATAAGCGTCTGAGTGGAAGGGCGCGTTAAAATAGATTGCCTTGAAAGGTGCCTCGCTCTTCTTCCTGCTCGCACTGCTTCATAAAGTCAGGATAGAAGCGGCGAAAATCCCACCCATCGTCGGTCTGATCGCCTTTTTTGCTATTGCAGGATTGGCAAAGACATTGTCCATTGTCCCAGGTAGATTTCCCGCCTTTATTGACAGGAATCACATGATCGGCGGTTAAGAGCTCCGTCGCCCCACATGACATACATTCTCCAGCCCATGCAATGATTTTGAGCCGCATGTACTCTGGAAAACGCTCGCGTTGACTTTCCTGCCATTGCAGGCGGGCTTCGAGCTTCGCCAGCTCATCCTGAGCGTCACGATAATCGGTTTGGAGATGCAACAATTGAGCATCGAGGACGAGAATTTGCGCCTGTTGTGCCTCGATTGTTGCTTCTTTTTCTTGCAGGGTGTCAATAACTGCAGGATGCTCCAACGGCTGTTGGACGACATGTTCAAGTTTTTGGACTTTGCTCTGTAAGGCGTGCCTTCAGCTTTGATGGCGTAAAGATAGCCTGCGGTCTTCGGCATGTGTGTTCCTACTGTGACGCCAGAATGCTTCTGGCGAGCTTTAAGGCCATCTGCGAGACGCCACGCTCCCCGCGTTCCCAACGTGAGATCGTATCAGCATGCACTCCCAAGGCTTCAGCGAACGCTTCCTGCGTCATCCCAAGCTGCTGGCGAATCTGTACGAGTTCTTCTTGTGCTGCGTCCAGATGCGGAACGTTCTTCCGTGGTCGCCCTCGTCCGCGTGGTGCTGTCATGAGCATAGAATCCTCCTCACACGTGTGTACCATAATTATCGGCAATAGGTCGGAAGTAATCAAGAAAAAAATATGCCAATGGCGGTATTTTACCCTTTACTTTTCTCTGCCAATGGCCGATAATATAAGCATGACGCGGCGATGGTCGCCGCCGACAGAGGAGACACGACGGATGGATGAGACGTTTTTTCAGGCGTGGGCGCAGGAGCTGCGCGCCTTCCATCAGGATACGGTGGCGCGGCTGGCGGCGCATGAGGAGCAGATGCAGGAGATGCGGGCCGAGCGGCAGGTGTGGATGCAGACGCACGCGCGGCAGATGGCTGGCTTGCAGGCCATCATGGACCGATTGGCCGCCGGGGTGATCGACCACCAAGGCCGGATCAGCCAGAACGAACGGACGTTCGAGGCCTTGACGACCACGTTGCAGGCGATCAACGCGAAACTGTAAGACAACAACGCCCTCCCGGATGGAACCGCCAAGCTCTGCCGGGAGGGCATCAAGTAACCTCCACGTGGAGTGAAAGGATACCAATGTCTACGATACCACAAATCTACACCGCTGACCACACGATTGCTTTTGATCACGCCCTGCGCGACGCCCGCACGCAGCTCCCCCGCACCGCCGACCCGGCGCGGGCGGATCGCGGGCTGGTGCTGGCCTTGAACGGGCATGTGACGCTGGAGAGCCCCCGCGTGGCGCACGTGACCAGCGAGAAGGATCCCGAGGTGGTCTATCACGTGTCCAGATGGGCCTGTGACTGCCCGGACAGTCAGCGCCGCCTGGCGCAGCGCACGGACGACACGACGCCGCTCGGGCACTATTGGTGTAAACATCAGTACAGTGTGGCGCTGATGGGCCTGGCACACGTGAATCTGGTGCTCAAGGGCTACGTGCCCGCGGCGGCTGAGGTGTGGTATCCCGCCGTCAGTCTGGAGGAGTGGGCGTATGGCGTGGGCGGCTGGGCGGTGGAGCAGAAAGGCGGCGCCTGGTGGTTCGAGCCGCGCGAGGGGCGCCCCGGCTGGTATACGGACAGCACGATGCTGGAATTGTGGGACAAGCGGCCGTGTCACGAGACGCACTGGCACGGCGAGGTGAGCCGGTGGGAACAATGGCTGAAAGGGTGACAGGACGTAACGGTGAGTGACAGCACGCAACGTTGGAGCCGCACGGAACCGGGGCGGCTCCCCGAACACGCAAGACCTGGTGAGTTGTTTGGCTCATCGTTGGAGGAGAGGCGACGTATGACCGAGATGACCCTGACCCATGCCCAGCCCGCCGCCGTCCCGGCCGCCGTGCCGCCGGCCGAGTTCCCGCTGAGCACGCTGTGCCTGAAGGTGAAGGTGGGCGATGTCGAGATGAGTTGGACCCTCAGAGGCGACGACAGCGACGTGGCGCGCCGCCTGCCGCGGGCGCTGGCGACGATCAAGAAGTTGCAGGAGGACGGGAAAATCCCCCAGGCCGCCAGGCCGGAGCCCCAGCCGCCGTTAGAGGAGCGGGCCGACTGGTGCCCCATCCATCAGGTGGCGATGATCCGCCAAGAAAACGACCGCGGCGCCTGGTGGAGCCACCGGGTGCCCGAAGGCGGCTATTGCAAAGGGAAGCGCCGGAAGGCCGGCGCGTAACGACGACACGGGGGCCGCAGGGCTCCCAGAGGAGCTGACGATGACCTATCCCGGTCTCACCAACGAGCATAGACGGCGGGAGATCGCCCGGCATCTGCGGATGCTGCGGCGGCTGGAGCGGCAGCCGACGACGCTGCCCGGCGTCCTGGCCTCGGCGTGCCGCCAGGCGTATCGGCACGAACAGCGGGGCGCCCGCGACCTGTTGCGCCTGCTCTACGGCGCGTAACGACGCGACGGGGGCCACGTGCCCCCAGAGGAGACACCCATGCAATGCCCTATACACCACCGTTACTACGACTATGAAGACTGTTGCCCTCGCTGTGCCGACGAGGCGATCGAGCCCGCGCCCTGGCGCCACAGCCTGGTCGTGGATTTGAGCGCGCACACCCTCACCTGGCACCTGGAGCGCTTCCGCGCGCTTATCGAGGGCGAGGCGCAGCGCCTGGCGCGCGAGGACGGCATCACGCTGCACGCGGACGTGACCGCGATGGTGCTGACCACCCTGGACGTGCTGAGTACGGCCACGCACGCCCGGCAGCACTAACACCGACACGGGGGCCCCGGGGCCCCCTGCAGGAGACGACGATGGAGACGAAAGATGCCACCATCCAGATGGTGGATGCCCACTGGTATATCGTGCGCCATGGGGAGCTGCTGGGCCCCTTCGAGTCAGCTGCCGAGGCGGGGCTCAACCGTGACATGCAGGCGGCGCGGACGTCCGGCGGCCCGGAGGCGATTGCCCCCGGCACCGTGCTGGGCGACGCCATAACGGCCTTTTACCGGGCACCGACCTCACGCCAGCGGCAAGCGGTCTACGAGGCCTATCTGGCCCGCCGCACGCACGGCGAGCCGAGCGCCTGACCGCACCACATCCGCCGCCGCACGGACGCCGGCGGCACGTTGAGGGCCAGGGAGCGGCCACGGCTCGCGACAAGGAGCGCACGATGGATTTTCTCCGCGAGGCCTGGACGCTTGGATGGCTCTCGTTCAGTGTCCTGTTTTTGAGTACCGGGTTCTTCCTGTTCCTGAAGATGCTGCTCGAAGATGCCCAGGCCGGCACGCCCCCGGAGCACTGGCTCCGTGCCGGCTGGCCCCTCCTTGCCTGTGGGATCGTGAGCTTTGTGCTGGGCGTGCTCGGCGTGGTGGCGAAACTCCGTGGCGTACTCCCCTAGCCCTCCCCCCTGAGCACCCGCGCCAGCGCCGCGCCGGTCTGGGCGGCGGCGGCGTGGGCGACGGCGTCGGCGATGTGGCTGTAGCGCTGCGTCGTCTGCGCCCGCTGGTGCCCCAGCAGCTTGCCCACCTGGGAGAGAGAGAGCCCATCCCCCACCGCAATCGACGCATAGGTGTGGCGAAGGTCATGCAGTCGCACATCGGTCAAAGCGGCCAGACGCCGCAGACGATACCAGGGGCGCCGTAAATCGTTCCAGGGATGGCCGGGAATGGTCCCGGGGAGGACGTAGGGGTTGCCCGGGGTCCTGGGCAAGGACTGGAGGACCTCCAGGGCTTGTGGGGAAAAATAGAGCGATTTGGGGCCGGTTTTGGACGTCGGCAGCCGTGCCTCTCCCGTCTGCCAGTCGATGTGCTCCCACTTCATCCCCTTGATCTCGCCGCTCCGTGCCCCGGTAAGCAGCAGCAACCGGATCCCGCCAACGACACTCGTATGCTCCGTGCGTGTCGCCGCTGCTGCCTCCAGGATAGACCACAGCCGCTGCGCTTCGTCCGGCGTGAGATAGCGTTCTCTCGGACGCTCGACAAAGCGCGGCAGGCGCCAGACGGGATGCGTCAGGGCGGCACGCCATTCCCACCGCTCCGCCCAGGTAAAGAGCAGCGACACGAGGTTCACGACGCGATTGGCGAGCACGGGACGGTCCCCCAGCGTGTTCTGGAGGGTCAGGACCTCCGCACGGGTGACCGCCTGGACCTCGCGCGTTCCCAGGGCGGGCAGGATATGATGCCGGAGGAGACTGCGGTATTTCCGCTGGCTCTCGGGGGCGTTCTTGCGCGCCGCCACCTCGCAGAGATACCGCGCCGCCAGCTCCGCCACCGTATGGACAACCTGGACCGGCTGCGCCGCCGGATCGTCCCCGCGCTCCACCGCCGCCAGCCATTGCCGTGCCTGTGACCGCGCTTCCTCGACGGTGAGCACACCATAGCGTCCGATCGAGCGCTTGCGTTGCTGACCACTGGGCAGCCGATATTGCACGTAGAAGCGCTTCGGCCCGCCGCCTGGACGGACCCGGACGCCAAAGCCGGGCAGGGCACTATCCCAGAGCATGTATTCCTTGCCGGTGTCGTCGAGCCCTTCGACGAGACTTTTGGTGAGTCGCGGCATGCCAGATCTCCTTGCCTAAGGTGGGCAGCAGATGGGAAGCCAGCCGATCACGGCTGGCCATGGGTTATCATGGATCCTGCACCATCATGCACCACGGGACAGGGGTCTCATAGTGGCCATTTTCCTTGTCCATCCCCCCGCAAGACGGTTTCCCATGGCTGGCCATGGGAGCTGGAGCGGGAAGTATGCCATACCGTGTCGAGAGGCATTGTCCCCTCTGGAGAGGGGAGAGCGCGGCCCCACCGGTGTGTGTGGGCAGCACATGGGCAGCCTCAGGAGAACAACAGGAAGTCATCGCCACGCGAACGGACATGCCACTGATGCGTCATCAGCAACAACGTCCGGATCTGTTCCCGCATCTCCAGAGGAAACTGATTCAGCATGTAGACCAGATCGTCGGAGAGAGCTGGCGGTTCCGGTTCATACCGCAGCAACGCATCAATCGACTTTTGCAAATAGGCGGAAATGGCAATGAGATGGGGGAGGGACGGGAGCACCTTGCCTTTTTCGATGTTCGAAATCTGCGTGTGCCCACGATAGCCCGCTCCGGCCCCTAAATCGGTTTGCTTCATGCCGCGCTGCTTCCGGTATGTCTTGACATTCCGGCCCAAGATCTGCTTGAGGTCGTCTTCTTCCCACAACACCACTGTCTCTCCTTCAATGTGTGTCATACACACAATTATACGTAGTGGGATGTGAGATGCATGCCAAAAATTGTTCCTATGACCTACAAGAGCAAGGAGAAAAATGTGTCTGATACGCACAAAAGGCAAAATGTTCTTGTGGCACACATTTCTCTGCGATATACTGTGTTCCATAGTGACATGGAGGGCGTATGGAACCACAGCAAGGAATGGTGCTGGTGGCCCTCCGCAAGGCGAAACATCTGACGCAAGCCCAGCTCGCCACGCTCGCCGCGATGAACCGCTCGACGCTCGCCCACTATGAACGCGGGGCTTTGCGTTGTTTACCTGCTGTCAAGCTCTATCGTCTTGCCAGGGCGCTCGACACGACCATGGATGACTTGTTTGCACGTTTGCACCCGGAGGAGGTGACACATGCCAGCGGTCCCTAACCGCCTGCCGCACCTGGTGCGCCGCCTCGTGACGCTCGCGCCAGACGCCTACTACCTCCCCAGCGAGGTGGCGGCCTATATGCGGGTATCGCTGGCGACGCTCGAATACTGGCGACGCGTGGGCGGTGGGCCAGACTTTGTGCGCTTGAAGAATCGCCAGATCCGCTACTACGGCCAGGACGTGCGCGCGTGGATGCAGCAGCAGCGCCGCCGCACCACGTCCGACGCTTCGAGCGCGCCGCTGCGGGTGGTGGGGCAGGAGGGACGCCGTGGCTGAGCCCTTCCTGGACGCTGACGACATTGGCCCGGTGCCGCTGCATCACGTGCTCGCCGTGCTGGAGGGGCATCTGCGGCTGTGTGATCTGCTCTACCCCGGCAAGGTGGCGGCGGGCGAGTTGACCCACGCGGAAGCAGCCCTGCTCTACCGCGGCTGGGTGGCGGCGCGGCGCGTGGTGCTTCAGGCGATGCAGTTGGCGTTGCCGCTGAAAGGATGACCATGACTGGCCAACAACGCATCGCCTTCACACACCCGTGTTACGACGCGGAGGAATGCTCCCATGGCCGCTACCGCGTGCAGCGGCAGACGGAGGGCGTCCGGCTCTCCGTGATCGTGACCGTCAATATCGGCTTGGAATGAGCGGCATTCTTCCACAGCAGGCCGCTGTGGCATTGCAGTGTCGCCCTGTGGGAGCTGGCCCATCCCCTCCCGCTGACCGCCTGGCTCGACCGCCATTGGCGCCTGGCTGCTCGCACGCATGCGCTGCATCTGAGCGGCGTCGGGAGCCAGACGGACGAAGTCCGGGAGGACGGCGGCATCGCCTGGCATCTGCGCCGGGTGTGTACGCCGGAGGAAATCACCCTGCTGACCCGTCGGGGAGCCTGGCCACGGCCTGGAGGCACCGGATGAGCCAGGACAAAAGGCGTATAGAGAAGTACCTATATTCTGAGGGAAAGATGAGCCAGACACAGACTGTCGTGCTCAAAGGGTCCCTGGTGCGCCTGCTCCGCACCCGGCAGCACCTGACGCAACGGGAGCTGGCGGCCGCGGTGGGCAAGTATCAACCCGATATTAGCGCCCTGGAGCATGGGCGCTATGGCAAGGTCTACCCGCAGACGCTGCAGGCACTCGCCCAGGCGCTGGGCGTGGCCATGGAGGATCTGGTGGGGGAGGAACGGGCGGCTGTCGTGGCACCAGAGGCACCGGACCGGCGCGGCCGCTGGCCCGGGGGCTGGGGCGACGCGGCAGGCGCCTGACGTGCCACCGCCCGGGGGCAAGGGGATGGCGCACCCGGGCGGTGGGAAGGGCAGGAATCCCACAGAATCTCTTCTCCTGGTTGTCGTGCAGGAGCAGAGGTGAAGCAGTATACCACACTCGTTCTGGAGTCCCTACCGCCAGAATCTCCTCCGGGAGGAGCGCCCGCGTGTTCACGTTTCTGAGTGTGTCCCACTGTTTCTGGAAGGAGGGTTATGGTTCCGTTCACCAATACCATCGGGTTAGCGACGTTGACGAATACGCTCACGGCGTGCGAGCAAGCCATGGATCTCCTGGAAGCCCGCCCGCTCCAGGATGATCTCTTGACGCTGTATTTCCTGTTGCGGCATAGCACCGATGAGGGCACACCCGAGGAGCAGCGCAAGTATCAAAAGAAATTGCTGCGCTACATTGAACTGCTCGAAATGGTGAAACCGTTATGGAAGCTCTCCCACCGCCATATCAATGTGTTTGATTAGCGGGAGCGCTGCGATGGCTCTACCACTCACACACCTGTATACGGTGCTGGAACAGTACGGCGCCACCATTGGCCCCTATGCGCTCGCGGTCTATGTCGGGCTGGCGCGGTGGGCCGGCCGCCCGGTGTCCCCCTCGATCGACGATCTGGCCGGGTGGCTGGGGATGTCCGTCCGCTCCGTCCTCCGCGCCCTCGATACCCTCGAAGACCATGGCCTCATTACCCGCACCCATACCCGCTATCGGAACGTCTATACGGTCCCACCGCTCGACGGTCACTATGCCCCAGAGGCAGTGACTCACAGGCCAAGTGACGGTCACTATGCCCCAGAGGCAGTGACTCACAGGCC